ATTAACAAACCTGCCTCTGGCTCTTGTATCCTTTTTATCAGTACTTGAGTTAATTGTAAAGGGGCTTAAAGAAGTGTTTGTATCTGATTGTTGAGGATAACGCTTAACAGCAAGTGTTACTTTTGCATTACCCTGTAAGTCTTTAAAGTCTGGTACAAATCTTCTCATAGCTAAAAATACTTCTCCAGCTATGCCAGGTCCTGTTGATTTACCCTGTGCATTTTGTTGTCTTGACTGTATATCAAAATCGTATGATTTTACAAATGATGTAACTGTAGTAGTAGAACCATCTTGATTAATTTGATCTGTACCTACTTCATGTTCAAATAATTGAGTTTGACCCAATCCATCTTGACCTATAACTGCAGGAAAAGTACCATTTGATGTTGAGTTATATTTAGTTGCTATTGGTTTTTGATATACACTTGCATCAATCCAAGAAGTTCTTGCTTCTGTTCCAATGTACCAAGTACCACCTTTCATAGGTTCTCCGTAATTAAATACTACATACTGATCATTATACTCAGAACTAGTTGAAGGGTAATACCAAACAACTTCTGTAAATAAATTATTAATACCTGCCGCTACTTGTTGACCTTTAGTTGTATCTGCTTGATCATAGACATAATCTTCAACAGAACATGGTAGTGATTTAACTGTACCATCAAACATAAAGAAACCATTTGTACTCATCCAAAATGCAACACCATCAATTTCAACAGCTGCATTTTTACCAATCAATCCACAGTTAGTACCAACTTGCTCAAAGCCAAATGTAAAAGGTGCACCAATAAATTTCATAGTGTACAATGCATTATCTGTCCAAACTAGAATTGTTTCTTTTGCTTTTAATGAACCTATAATTCTTGTTCCATCTTGAAGTCTTTGTGATCCAGCGCTGTTAATAGCTGTTGGTGTATAATCGTTTATATCTTCTTGATCAGAAAATCTTATAAACATATCATCTTGAGAAGTAGTATCTCCAATAGTTGTTTCAGTACCTAAATGAATTAAGTGACGTGTTGTAGGAGACACCAATGTAACTCTTGTTGCAGTTGGATTACTTGCTGTTGAAAAACCTGAAGTAGTTGTGGATGCTCTAACTGTTAAGGGTGATGCTGCTCCTGCATTCCATGTAAATGTTTTACCATTTGCAATAGTTGCAACTAATACTTGACCAAAATTACTTAGACTCCAGAGGCCTGGTTCTAGGGTCACGTTAGATGCTTGCACGGCACTTCCAAAACCTGTAAAGCTTGATGCATCTGTAACCGTTGCACCTGTTGAATGAGCTTGACCATTTGATGTACCTGCAGTTGCAGTTCCAAACGCTCCTCTAGTAATACCGGTTAAAGTATTTGTACCTTTTCCGGTATAAGATATTAATTCGTTTGCTACAGCTATAGTTCCTGCTGTTGGAAAACCTGTGTTTGATGTAACGTTGATAACAGTTCCTGATCCACCTGTACCTGCAGTGTCTGCATCTAATCCACCATTTAAAGTAGTTTGTTGTGCACCTGCAATAGTTCCACCGTATTGTCCAATACCAAAACCATAACCATATGATTGTGCTGAAGGACCAACTTTTTCATAAGGTATAACAGATATACTACCACCTGTAGATACTGTTCCTGTTGCATTTGAACTTTGTGTAATTGTAAATGTAACTGAAGTTGGTGTTGAAGTTACTTGAAATAATTTATCCTCAAAATCAGATGCACTATATCCAGTTCCTCCTGGTAAAGTTACACTATCAAATAAAACAATATCTCCTGGTTCAAAACCATGTGTTGAAGTAGTTGTAATGGTACATACTGCAGAAGTATTTGCAGTTGCTATTGTTGAAGAAGTTAAAGATGTTTTTATAGGAGTGATATCAAATATTTGACCTTCAAAATATAAAAGTAAAAATTTATCAGTTCCTATTGCAACATAACGGTTACCTTCTAAATCTACAAAAGCAAACTCACGTCTTGCAACTCCTACAATACTATCTGATATTAATGAAGACCAGCCACCAACTTTTTCTGGTAAGTTATATCTAAACCTAACGTTATCACAATCAACCCATCTGTTTTCTGCACCAGATGTTGTGTCTTGCTTATCTATTCCAGGTAAGACTTTAAAATCAATAAGAGCCATTATTTTGCTCCTTACGCCGTGTTGGTTTTATACGCCCAACCTCTTGTTGAATCAACGTAGACTAATGAAAAGGCTTGACCGTTAGTTGTTAAAGTTAAATTACTTGTACCTGTATTTATTGGTTGGCTATTTCTATTAATAATTAAATTGTTATTGGCAAATGTGCCTCTAGCATCAACAAATAAAACTTCAGCACCTGTTGCAGGGGATGCTGGTAATGTTACTGTAATTGGGTTAGCTGTTGTGTTTGCTAAAATTTGATCACCATCGACTGCAGTGTATGCAGTAATTGTTGAAGAGTTTAATGTTACATAACCTTGTTTACGTAATCCTAAACTAACGTTTGTACCATCTGAATAAACTAATGATGTTGATCCAATGGGTAATACAACCCCGGATCCTGAAACCGTTTTAACTGTAATAGTATATAAAGCAGATGTACCTCTAGTAGTTGCATCTTCAAATACTATAACTCTTTCAGCACTATCAGGTATAGTTACACTTCTGTTTGCACCAAGTGTACCTGTTAATTTTATGTATAAATTTTTACCGTTTGATGTAGCACCATTGTCTAATGCTAAAGTAAGATCACCACTTCCAAGTTGTGCAGAGGATAAATAACCCGTAGATAATTGTTCTAATATTTGTAAGTTTGTATTAGTAATCGTGCCCCATAGACCA